CCAGGGACCTTAAAATCCTTAGCAAACCGGATTTTTAAAGCTTTTCGGGTCCTGGATTTATCCAAATCTTTATTATACCATTCCGGCATAATATCCTGGTCGATTTTAAAATTCCAATTGTCATAATCCAGGAGAGATTTTATTTTTGGAGTAGGAATAATTTCTACTTTAAGGATATTAGGTCCATTGGCTCCATCTTCATGGAGTTCAAATTCCTCAATAATATCGGTATGGGAATCGGAGTCTGACCAAAAAACCTTATCTTTCGTTAAGACAAATGATGCAAAATTACACATATATTAATCAACCTCAATTACATCATATCACAAGGGCCGCTGGATGTCAATTATAAAATATTATGGTCTATTTTATATCGATTTTTGAAAAGTTCCAAAGAAACATTTTCTACAAAATCTTCTCGATTGGAAATATGGGTAAAAATTGCGAAATAGGTATAACAATCCTTTATTGGTATGTTATTAATAACTGCCACTTGGCGAGTAATATCTTCTATAAAGTTATCTCTTCCACAAATAAAAAAACGAAGATATACCTTTTCACTTAAAGATTTTTTGGTAATTAAAGAAAATATATGTAAATTTCCTTTAACAGCCATAAGCTTAAATTTTAATGCCAAACTTTCCAGAGCTTCACAATATTCCATATTATTGGACCTCAGGTTCTTTTGGATCTTCCAATTTTAGAATCATTCTCCTAGATTCTCGATATATTTGCCGACCCATTCTAAGAGCCATGGCACGGGAATATAATATAGATGCTAGAGTTTCGGCAATAGTAGGCTCAATTAAAGCCAAAAATAATACTCCTAAAGCCAAAACATTAATAAGAAGAGAAAAACCAATTAATAGTTGCATAATTTTAACTCCAGATCATCGGCCCGTTTGGCGGTTTCAATAGAGATATCGGTCATTGATAAGGACTCCAATCGTAAAAGTTTAGTTCCTTTAACTGTTGTGCGTTTACATAATGTAGTAGGCATAAAAAATGAGATTATCACAAATTTTATTGGTTGTCAAGCGGTAATTCGACAAAATAAAAATTGTTTTATTTTTATTCTATGGCTCCCCTTAATTTCTTATGGTTCCAAATGGAGTTATAAAATAATTCCAAATAGCCTTCAGAATGCCCAAGAGGAACAAATTGGTTTGGTTTTGAATGGTAATTGCTTGGCTACCCATTCCATTTTTTCGGTAAGAGAAGGCTTTTCTAAACCATGGATAATTTGGGTCGGTTGCTAATGCCACACAAGCAAAACAAAGTATCAACCAATTTTTGTTTGTTGTTCCGTAATTCTTCAATTTTGGTCATTTATTCATCCCAAAATCTTAAAATATATAGAAAATACTAATATACTTATTTCTTTATTTATTATAATTTCCTTTTTTAAATTCTTCAATAGCCGCATTACAACATTGGGGGCATCCAGCACAGTCAATTTCCCACTCATATCCACAAAAAGAACAAGTTGAATTTACATCCCATTTAATTCTAATTGTTCCGAGATCATCCACATGCCGCTTTATTTCGGATTCTATACGTTTGCATTCCTGTTCTTCGGTTAAACGAGTGAACCTAACATCTGGAAAGATCAACACTCTATAATTTTCACATTTTGTTATTTTCATAGACTCTATCATAACATATTAAAATATGGTTATCAAATAAAAAAGAGTGGTTCTAATAGAACCCTTTTATTGAGGTGCTATTAGAACCACTCTTATTAATTTTAATTAGGTTCTATTAGAACTTTTACTTTTGAGTACTAGCGGCTTTTAATTTACTCAAATTGAAAACAACACCAAATTCTACAACTGGATTCCAACCTACATTGGAAACATAAATTCCTCTAACTGGTAAAATTAAACTAACAGCCGGAGAAACTTGATAAAGAGGTGTAAGAACAATTGAAGAAGCAAAATTTACCGTTAATCCTGAAGTAGCGCTTGAACCAATAGAAGGGCCAACATCACCACCAATTAAGAAAGACCAACGGCCAGTATCTAAAACATCTTTATGGAGTCCTTGTCTTAATTGCGTAGTAACAGCATAAAAACTTCTTTGAGTTGTGGGATCAATTACCTTTTGTGGTGATAATAAAGCGGTTGTGGTTGCATAAAGACCAAGTTGCCCAGATACCGGATAAATGGCAGTAACACCACCAACCACTTGAGGAGTCCCAAGTTGATTATATTCTACAAATCCAGCGACCCCTAATGGAAGAGGAACCGAAGGAAATGCAGGCGCAGGTGTTTGTGCAAATACGGAAAAAGCACTCACCAGTAATAAAGTTGCGATAGTTAAGAAATTCTTCATCTCATTTCTCCTTAAATTTTTGTCAAATCAGATTGTAAATCTGCCAAAGCTACATGATCAGGATTCACACCATTATTTATCCAGTCTTGTGATAAGACGGCAAAAGCTTCATCACAGTAGGCATCATAAAATGCCCAACTCATTTGCAATAAAGCACCCCAAGTTATTACAGTAATCCAACGAGGATCATATTTTACAGCTAATACACAATGTCCACCCCAACTACCTGGAGCTCCTTTACCACTAATTTTTGATGGAACTTGCCAACATTTAGCTCCTTGAACTGTAAGTGGCAAAGCAATTCCTAAATATGCACCACCAAATAAATAAATTGAATCTTGTAATTCTGTATGGTTTTTAGGTTCAAGAGATGCATAAGCTCCAATTTTATGTCCGGCAATTCCAGTTTGGCGAGAATAATTAAGAACATCATTCAAATTTGCGCCTTGATCTGTATTGGGATCGCTTGGTGTATATCCTGTAATAGCTGAATATGCGGCAATAACTTGAGCATCTGAAGGAATAAAAGGTGAACCACAATTGGTTGTCCAATCTTGGATAAAATGTCCCATTCCAGCACAAGTACAATCGCCAACTGTATCATTTTTCATCATTGGCCAATTTGCTACTTTAGTTGTCCAATCTACAGTTGACGGAGATATGGGTAAACTGGAAGTAAAATATTTGGCTAATTTTAAATCTCTTGAATCGTAACGAGGTTCTTTTTTCCCTAATTTAAACATAAAATTTTTGTCCAATCTATAGTTGTAGCTGCTTGAGTACCAATACTTAACAATTCTTGAATAGCATCCGTATCAGCCATATCAATAGCACAAGGTAATTCCCAATCAAATTTTTGTTGAAGGTTTGGCCATTGTCTTTGAACCGCAGAATCTACCCAATTTTCTGAAGTATCGACCAAAGTATCTGTAGCCCATTCTATTGTAGCTATTAATCCATTTGGTGGTGTATTTCCAGAAGAATAATATCCTGTTCCTAATGTAATTAATTTTGTAAATTCGGGACGAAATGAATCATATTGGAACATTTCAACACATGCTTGATATGAAGGATTTGCTAAACAACCAGTCCCACCATCAAAAAAATTGATTCTATTTCCTTTAATTAAAATTGGCCAACAATCGAAATAAGTAGGAGCACATGCGCTTGCAATAGCAGCATCCAATAATTTAATATTACCAGTAGTTTTAGCATTTGTGGTTTTATCTTTTACAAAAAACCAATTGTGTCCATTCACAGCAGTGGCATTGATGCAAACCCCAATAGGACAATCATTTAATACCCAAGAGGCTTTAGAACCAAAAATTATTTTTAAAACCTTATAAAGATTTTCCGGATCAAATTTATAACCTTTAGTTATTTGTTTTGCATCTCCTAATACACCCGATGGAGTGAAAATTTTATCAGATTGTAAAGCATAAACTTCAAGGAGATTTTGAGCAGGAATACCGACTGCTATTCCTGCGGCTAATAATGCTCCAGTACTTGTTCCTGAAACATAATCAAAAAATTGATTTGTCAGTTTACCAGTTTGTTTTTCTAAAGCGGCCAGAACCGAACAAGGAATAATACCTCGGATTCCACCACCACATATAGCAAGAGAATTTTTCATTTAAGCAACCATATACGTTTTGACTAATTGTTTCAAGCCATCTAATTCGGATCGTAATTCACTTATTTGATCTATTGTATTATTCAATAATTTCTTTTCTTCCAAAATTCTAGCTTTTTGTATTCGATAATGAGATAATGCTTGTTTATCTAAATTCACAACTCCCATTGAACTGGTATGGCGTGCAAGGTTGGCATTATTATCAATTTTAATATATTCTGGTAATAGTGACATAAAAATAATACACCAATATTTATGATTCCAGAGCAATGCACCGGAACTGTTGACAGAGTGGTACAGCACTAGAATTTGTGGATCTTAAAACTACTTTAATTGCAAACTGTGTAAAGTCTGGTAATGGACCTAAAGTATCAGTTTGCCAATAATAATCTTTAAAATCTGTCGAATTTTGTGCAGGTGAAAAATCTGTATTAGGATCTGGTAGAATTAATACATAGGGTTGTGAAGTAAATGTGGCATTTGTATTTGTTGGTAAAATTTTATAATAAACATCCACTTGTGCTGCATAAGGCCACATTACTGTTAACCAAACTTGAAGGCTATTTGCGGTTGTGGCTAAAGTTACAGGTAATGTAATATATTTTGCAGCATCAGTTGCTCCTTGATTAATAGTTTCAGACACATATATAGGTTCAACACCAGCAGGAGAACTGGCAGGATTTGTAGCAGTAATACGGTTGTCAATAAGATTACTGATTAATAAAGCTGAAATTCGGGTTAAATCAATCATAGGAGAAAGATTATCAGATGTAGATGTCAAATTAATTTCCCAAACTAAACTCTTATTTGCAAATGCGGTTCCATGATTTATTAAATATTGTTCATTTACCGCGGATGCTACTAATTGTGGTTGTGATAAATTAAAATTAACATTAGGTACAAATTGTGTAAATGGAAATGTTCCAGAAACAATATATTCATATGGAATTTGGGTTCCATCGGCTGATGTTTCTGAAATACCACGTAAATAATAATTTGTAGATGTTCCTGAAAAATTTAATTCATTTACAATTGGCATCATTACATCATATGGATAATTTTGTGTAACTGAACAAGAAACTCCAGTATAACCAGATGAACTTGCATCATCGGCAACATTACTTGCATTGACAATAAAAATGGTATAAGAATTTAATTCTACATTCTTAATTTGATAGGTTCTGGATCCTACTACATTATCAGCAATAGAAATGCCTGAAGTCCATCCAGAAGCTCTAAAAGCACCAGAACTTGTAGGAATAATATCACTTACAGGAATTCCATTATAACTAGCGGCCCAATTAGCATTTCCTACTCCTGGAGGAATTGTTAATGTCACTAAACTTCCGGCAGGCATTCCATGATTTGGATGTAAAATACGAATTACATTTGTACCATTATAAGTTATCATTGATAAATTAGGTAAGGTAAGAGTTGGTAAAGTAGGATTTTCTACAATTAAAGTTCCAACTTTTAAATAATCAAAAACTGCACGATATAATGTAAATTTATAAGCTTCACCTGGTGAAGGAACCCAAGTACTTGCATTTTGAGATTTAAACATTGAACCTGCATAAGGTACTTGAGAAATTAATATATCGGTATTAAGTGAATAATCTCCTAATAAAGCGGTCCAAATAAAATATGCATTACTATTGGATAATAAAACAATTGCATATTCTTCACCTTGTTGTAAATAAACTGGAGATGGAAATGCAAAATTTGTTTTTTTTGCACCATTTACCGGATCAACATTTATTTGGCTTGGATTTAAAACAACAGTACTATAAGGAACAACTGTTTGTGTAGGTGTTCCATTTACCATTGTTCGAATTTGTAAAGTTACTGGAATGGTAGGATCTTTAGTAGCAAAATAAAGATCAATTGAAGTAGCACAGAAACCACCTTGCAATGTTCCGACTAAAAATGCTTGTGCTAATGGATCGACATATCCTGCACCACCAACAATAACATAAGTAGTTATTTGATTTGTTGATTGAACTGCACCAGTTTGGGTAACTTGTTGCGTTTGTAGTTCAGGAACTCCAATTGAAGTAATTGTTTCTTGATCATTATCTAATGTTCCTGAAGCAATATAATTTGCTTGAGCATAAGAAGTGATATTTGCTCCAACATTATTTATATCATTAACTAAGGAAAATATTCTGGTACCTGTTCTAAATTGAACTGTAGATGTTGATGGATTAGGTAAGGCAAAAACACCAGAAACCATACCATTTGCATCTGACATTAATTTCTCACCTAATGTTCCTCCAGTTGGAGTACAAAATGAACTAACTGGAGTAATATCCATAAATGCCCAAAATTGTGTAAGTGGTTTTAATCCTTTAGCAACGAAACTAATATTATTTGCACGGCAATAAGGAACAACTCCAGTACTAACAATTTTATTATCAATTGTTTGTGTTGGTACATTTACTAATGTAGTTTGGGTTCCATTTCTCGTTTGTTGAGATAACGTTGTAGTTGTACTTGCTAAAGTATTGGTTGGAAGAACTGGAACTCCTTGGGCTGCTGCACTACCTACAGCACCCATAATGGAAGTATCACTATTTCCTCCTGGGCCAACATTAATATTATTTGGATTACTTACACTTGTTGAAACACCTATCCAATTTGTTGTCCAAGCATTCCAAACCGTACCTAAAATATTATCTGCTTGGTCTTGTGCTTGTGTTGCATTAAATAAAGTATTATCAGTTATTGTAATATCTGGTAAATAATCTACTGCAATCCATGTATCGGTTGCAGGAGTTAATGATATAGATCCTGCCCATGCAAAAATATTATATGGATTAATATTTTCTTGGCGTGAAGCAAGAGGTTGTGTAATAATTGGGCTTTCAGTATATGGTAATGTTGCTATATTATTTAATGGTTTTAATGTATTAACTTCAATATTATCGCTTTCTACTGAATCATATTGCATATTTACTGAATTAGTTACATATTCTGGCCGCATGATTCCATTCGCTGCATCAATTGAAAATGAAATATCTGGATTATTATAATCTGCCACATTCATATTTTGGAAAGGATCTACAATAAAACCTGCTTGATAACGATTTAAACCTGTTGTAGCATCTGGAATTTGCATACTAGCTGTAGTTTGTTCTAATAAATTTAATGCTGTATAATATTCTAAATTCGTAATACGTTTATCTAAATTACCAATATCAGCCATTGTATATACTTTATTAGGTAATGTTTTGATAGTAACACTACTTGGAACAAATGTATAAGCTGGTAATGTTAGAATAGCTAAAACCATTCCATCTGTTGGATCTGGTGGAGCAAGTGGTTGAAGTGCAGGTGTTCCTTGTAAATCAATAAATGCGCCTGAAGAAGACAGATATAATTTATCTACACGTCCTAAATAATATGAAAAATCTGTAACGATATCATCATTTGGTTTAACCAAACCACCAACAGTAGTATATGTAGGAACTGTAGGAACTGCCGCAACTGGTGGAAATACTGAAACATCATCCACTCTTGGACGGAAATCTAAACAATCTCTTAAAGCATATAATGTACCACTAGAAACATAATAAGGAATTAATGCGTACCAATCTATTCCAGCAGGTGAAGTAATAAAATTATTATAACTATTGACTGAGAAATAATCTCCAGAACTGTGGGTAAAATATCTAAATGTTATTGTAATAGAACTTGGAGCCGGATAACCTGGTAATAAAGTTAATTGTCCAAAATCATAACGATTATCTCTTTGTCCATTATCTAATGTATACCAATCAGTTATATCAGTTGAAGTATCATTATCTATTATACTATCTAATGCAAAAATATCTGCTTTTCCTAAATTAACTAAACTAGTAGCTCCAGTATATAATGAAGAAAGAACCGTCAATGATTGAGAATTCAAAGTTTTGGTTTTTTCTGCGGCAATTTCTTTGATAACCGTAGCTGATAATTTAACAGTAGTTCCTACTGGCGCATTAAATGATATTTGAGAAAGACCTGAAGCAAAAGATGCACTTGGAACTATATCAATTAATGTTCCTGCACTACCCGCACTACTTCCTGTTTCAATAGTAGCTACATAATCTTCCACCGATAAAGCTTCAAAAATTTCATTTACTCCAGTAGCAAATGTAACTGTTCCATAAGTAGGATTTTGTGCTACTGCTGAAAAAACTTTCCGATAAGAATATGAAGTTGAAACATCATCGCTTAAATCACGAACTGTAGAAACCGTAGATTGTGGTAATTGATATAATAAAATATTATCTGGAGTATCGAATAATGTAATTCGTTGTAAAATATTTGCCGTTCCACTAGCACTTGTTATAGGAACATTATTTGAAATTGCTATTGTTTTCGAACCACTTACTGTAACTGGTAATGTTAATAGGAAATTATTAATAGTATCCCAAGCATATATATTTTCAACATATGTTCCATCAGTTATTGTATCCCCTACAGTGAAATCACCAACAACATTTACAATATCTAATTGTGAAAGAACATTTGCGGTTGTAGTTAAAACACCATCGGAAACTGCAAAAGATCTAACATCTCCAATACCTAAACCTACCGCAGTAATATTAATATCTGCTAAGAATACTTCAAAAATTGGACCAGGATTTCCAATAGATTGAAAATTTCCTTCTTGAAATTGTAACCCACGAATTGTAGCTGTACCAATTACGCTGGTTAAAGGAGCTACTCCATCTGTAACAATAGGTGTCCCATACAAATTAACACTTGGCCATTGATCGTAATTTGGTAAACCAAATAAGCGATTAATATAAACATAATTTCCAAGATAAGCTCTTGTATGACTATTTTGGTAAAAATTAGTTGTTCTTGCTTTATTGATTGGTAAGTATTGTTTAGAAATGGTTTGAATTCTATACCCATCAACATATGCTCTACCAGGTTCAACACCTAATGCTAATTGATCGGCTTGGCCGCCACCTGCACTTGTATAAATCCCACCATTACTACCCACTAATAAACTTTCATGCAAATCAAATCCAAAAGGAGAAACAATAAAATTACCATTAGTTTCCATTGTTCTTTGAGCTAATGTAGTCATAATTTCGCTCAAAGCAGTATTTTGAACTTGTGTTTGAATCACTCCATTTTGAATCCGCATTAATTCGGTAAAATTATTATCTGCGGTAGCATTAATATCAATTGCAGTAAGATTCAGAACAATTTTATATCTATCTGCTCCAGGAGCCGCATAATTTGGAGAACCAATTGCATTACTATTTAAAGAAGAATCAATTTCAGGTGTAACAATGGTTTCAATAGCTTCTAATCCCACCCGAACATTTGGAAAAGAATATCCTAATGGTGGAGGTGTTCCATTAACTGGAGAAAGAATTATGGTTTGTGATGCAACATCTAATAACATCCCGAAAATAAAATAAACACCTGCAGCAATAGAAGCTGAAGCCGTAACACCAGTAGAATTTGAAGATATAGCTTGTGCAATTCCTGTATTGGCGGGAAGAATATTTAATACTTCTCCATCTGCAAATACTTTTGTTGTTCCGGAAGTACCTGAAGTGGTATATTGGATATAAATTACATTATTTGTTGAATCTACCGAAATAACTGTTGCTACTACTCCGGCAGAATCTTGAATTTGGATTCCGGGAGTTAATGCTGCCCAATCAACTGGAACACTTGAATAATTCGGTAATACAATAACATAAGATTGTTGTTGATTATAAGTAATTTGTCCTGGAGTAACCATTGCTCCATTTTGGAATACATATTGTCCAAATCGGGCAATTTGTTCAGCAATAATGGATTGTAATTGTGTCAATTCCCGTGCTTGAACAGGGTATCCTGGCCGAAAAAGAACTTTATAGAATTCTTTAGAAGGATTATAATCATCGTAAAATGGAGATGAAGCGAAAGTTAGTGGCATATTAATATTTATATTGTTAGAAAGGGATAATAATTTTAATATCCTCTATCTGTGCTAAGGCGCGTTTTATAGGACTTATATTTTCTTCTGTAAGAATAAGTCCTGTATTAGGTGTAATATCAGGATTAATAGGTGTTCCAGAAATTGCTGTCCCGCTACTTGTAATATCTGTTATAGTTTCACCATTTACAAAAGTACCTGATACTTGCGTTAATCTTAAAATACCAGGTAAAATATTATAATCAACAATATAAGCAGTTGCAAGGCTTGTTGTTCCTTTTACTTGGTCATTTGGATTAAACGTTCCCGTAACACTTGAAATTGGAATATTTGTAGTACCTACTCCAATTAATGCAGTATATGGTATAACAGAATCATATGAAAGTGGATTTAAAAGTAATCCAAATTCTCTATAAGAATTATCGGTTGTAATTTTCCCCGATTCATCATAATTAAAATCAACATCAATCATAACATACATAGCACCTAATTCATTTACTGGATCAGATCCATGTCCACCTGGTATACCAGATCCATCGGTGGATGAAGCCGTATCTTGAACTGCCCATTGTAATGAACCATCATTATATTGTAAAGTATAAATTGGAATCCAACCACTTATAGAAGAATCGGCATTTAATAAAAATTTTTGTGCATTTTCTGGTGATACTTGAAACATAAATTTCCAAATATACCCATCTGCTAAAGTAACAGGTGTTGTTCCAGTACTAGTAGGCATAATTGAAGATGCACCACCACTATTATTCCCTAAACATTTATAAACATTATTAGAAGTATTGATAACATAAAAAGGTTCAATACTTAAAGTAGGTTCAAATTGATCGTATGATATTCCTCCTACTGTAGCACCATTTTTTGAATATTGAGAATAAACTGTTCCAGAAGTCCAGGGATAATTTGGAATAACTAAAATGGCATCTGATGGAGAAACTTTTTTAATTGCCAACATAATTGAAAATAATGATCCGCGAGATTCTACAGTATCGTTAGGTTGAGGAGGATTAGTATCATCTGTCCAAGGAATCGATTGTCCTATATAAACATAAAGATTATTGGTACTTAATTGAGTTTGAAATAATCCCTCAAGAAACTTTTGAGAGGAATATATACGAAAAATATTTGATTCGATTGCTTTATTAGCCATAAGTCTCTCTAATTATTTAGTATAAGGGAACACCGCGACCAATCATGATTGGTCTAATAAATTGATATGCATTACTTATTTCTTGATCTGAAAGATATCTATTCCAAATAATAGCATAAGAAATAATACCATTAAAATATCCTGGTAAAATAGTTGCAGGAAGAATCAATGATCCTGGAATTCCTGGAATTACACGTTTAAATAAACTTTCTGCATATAATGGTGACATAGGATCATAACTTGGATGATATCCTCCAATCCCAAAATAATATCCATGTGAATTATTTAAAACTGAAGTGGCATCAATATTAAATCCAAAACTACCAGAAATAGGAAGTTGTTGATTTAAATTTGCAACTATGGTATTATTTAAATACCGTAAAGATGCAAAGAAATAATCAGAAGTATTAATAGAACCCGCAGGATATTTAATTACTAAATTATTTTGGCTTGGATTAATTTTTTGTGTTCTAAATGAAATACTACCATCTGAATTAATAAAAATTTGATATCCAGAAATTCCAGAATCATTCGTAGTATCAATAGAACCAATAAAACAAGAATTTGAAACCAATTCATTTATCTTAGCTACCACAACAATTGTTTGTTCTAAATTATTTGGCATTAAACTTGTATCAGTAATAAAAGTATTTAAAAACTCAACACCTGTTGTTCCCCAATTTGGATCATCAATATCAATATTAGGTGTAGATCCTAAATATCCATTATATCCATTTGGATATGCTGAACTATCGTCATATAAAAGTTGTGAATTAGTCAAATCTTCCATCATGGAATATTGTGCTTCAACACCAGAAGGTAATAAACCACTAAAACCAGCAGTTGTTGCTAATCCAGAAATTTCATGACTTTTACGCACAAAAGGAACATTTTCTAAAATTACTTCACCAAATAAAGCTAATCCCGCAGGATGTAAAAGTTTTTTAACCACATTTTCATATTGTTCTAACGTTTCATGAGATTTAACCACATAAGAAAATGCTTGATAATAATAATCATCTTCCAAATATTTTTTATAATCAATAAAACTAGAATCATTTACAAAACGACCAGCATAATGACCTACAGCACCAACCATGATTGTTCCAGTTGCATCACCATTTCCAGATAATGAAAAATTCGCTGCTATTGGTGTTGTATATCCAATTCCAAAATCATTTACTTTTATTGTTTGAATATTACCTAAAGAAATGCTATAATGACTTGTGATATCAGGAAGTATGATCCAATTTGAATCTATAATTGCTACTTGATTTTCACCGATATAATTTATAATCTTTTTAGTTTGTCCATTACCATTACCATCTGTAATGGTTATTTCCATATTATTATAATATCCATCTACCATCGATGCTGAAGATGCTAATTGAATAGCTGGGGGTTGTGGGTCATTTTCAAATGTGGCTTGAACAACTCTTCCTATTTCTGTTCCGTTAATGACATCAACAGAAAAAATGGTAGTTGTATTTAAACCAGTTGCCGTAATAATATCATCAGGCTGATATGCTGTTCCAGGATTTGTCAACAGAATGCCTGTTGCTAATCCATAAGTTGTTTCTTGAACAGTTCTATTATTAGGTAACGTAACATTTACATATTCACCAATTGAAAAGATACCCACAAGCCCAGAAATATAAATTTCACTTACTAAATTTGATTCGATTTGGTATTGTACTACTTGTTCAACATAAGCTGTTGCCCCGGAAGTAACACCAGTAATTTTTCTACCAATAAATTCATAAGTATTATTATTAGTTGTTGTTCGGATAATAGTATCAACTGACCAAATACCACCATCAGCTATAAAAAGATCATTTTTAGGATAATAAAACTGTATTGGATCACTATAGAGAATTTGGAATAAAAGTTTATAAGAACCTTCTGAACCGCGTGCTAGATAAAAATCTTTTATATGTTTGGCTAATTTTCTTGGATCAGCTAGAATTGTATTAGGAATATTATTTAAATATTCATAAAAGAAATATGGTAAAAATTGGGCAAGAGTAGAATCAATATCTCTCTGTGCCAATAATTCGAAAATTCCTTGAATTACACCTAATTGTGTTGCACTTTGATTCTGTTCTAACCATTCATAATAATTTTGAATAAAATCTAATATAGTTGGAAATTGATTACGAATATAGAGTGTAGCTCCAGGTTGTACTGGAACAATTTCACTAATAAATGGAAAATCTGTTTCTGCCATATTTTTATCCGAGAGAAGGATTAATGACCATATTTACCGTTACATCTGAAGGATCAATAACAATAATATTATTTTGATAAGGAATAATATCATTAATTTGTGGAATAGCAATTATACTCAATTGACCACTACTATCTGTAATACTTGAAGGTTCAAAATTTGTTAAAGTAACGATACCATTTATATAATCAATTGTTCCTGAATTTAAATTGGTATAAGTTTTTACAGCACCCACATACTTATAAGTTCTTACTACACCATTTCCATTATCATCAAAGTAATATAATTGTCCCGATACATAATTTACATCTGTGGCATCAATAAATGATCCACTAGTTAAAGTATTTGGTTGAATTGCATTATTAAAAGTAATGGTATAATTATCTGTTGTATTTATTGGAGGAGTAAATTTTTTCTTTATTAAAATGGTAGTTAAATCGTTAGTAATAGAAGGTTCAGAATTATCAATTAATTTTGTTAATAATGAATAACGGAAAATATCATCAAAATGTCCTACATATTCTTCAGCAAAATTATTAATTGTGGTAGTAACTAATGACTGAATTGTTCCTGAAGTGTTGGTAGTATTTTGGGCATTATATTTAACTGTAGAATTTACTATCAAATAAATGTAATCTGGATCGACAATAGTAGGAATAATTGAAACAATATTTCTTGGTGAAAGAATATTATCAATGATACTTTGTTTAGTTAAATTTGTAATCGTATATCCTGAAACAGGTTTTAAACTTAAAAATACTTTTCCATATTGTGGAGGATTATTTGTTTCTCCACCCCATACAGCAACACTATCCACATTAGGATATTCTCTCATAATAATTGTTGCATAATCATTTACCGTAACGCATCTATTTTGTGTTTGATAATTTTTTGGAGCCGAAAAGCGAATACTATCTTTTGTTTCTCTTTCAGCACCACCGGAAGCTGGATTAATTGTAGTAATTACAATACTTGTATATCCACCTATTGTTCCAGAAAGTGTAAATAAATTGGCTCCATTAGGAGCAGCAGCATTACATGCAAGGTAATTTAAGAAAATTACATTACCATCTTGTAAAGCTGACCCTAAAATTCCATCGCCAAAATAAACTTCATATTGTTCGTTATCATCTTCTTGTAACCAATAAACATTTGATGTTCCATTTAAGGTAGTTAAATCAGTTGATAAATTATAAGTAACCAATAATGCCGATTCAGGACTATCTTGAATAGCAACCGATAATGTATTTGTATCTATAGAAGAATTTGGGATTAAATATTTGACAGGATTAGAAAAATTTACCACATATTGATAAGTATATAATTTTCCTTCATTTATAGGAACATTTGTAGCCACATATTGATTATGGATGGCATCATATATTAATGTGAAAGCTTCCAAATTCACAAAGGTATAACTCACATTATTAACCATTGTATTAAAAGTTGTTCCAATTGGTACCACTAAAGTGGCTGGAGGTGTTGGTATTAATGGAGGTGTTAATACAAAATTAATGACTGCTTGTGCCGATTTTCTTGAAGTTGGTAAATAACCAATTTGTTTGGCCACACTTACGATATTTTCTCTTCGGTCCGCTGAATCCAGGAACATTTCGTTAGAGACCATGTTAAGGTAAAAACTTAAATACGTGGTATTATAACTGAGCAAATTTAGAATAGAATTCAACCCCGACCCAGAAAAATTATAATCTGTCCATTCTGGTTGTCCCTGGAGGAAATTTATTAAAGAGGCTTTGATTGTATCAAAATCTAATGAAGAAATATTAAATTTGGAACTATTAGAAGAATTTGCCATATTATTTTACCGAAGTTTCTCCAAGAAAACTGTAATGGTTGTAGTTAATGGTTGGCCCAGGATTTGGTACGTAATTGTTGCATTATAAGAATTTTGATCTGGTGCAGGAATAACATTTACAGATTGGACAATTACCCGAGGTTCATAATTTTGTAAAACGTCCATAATTGATCTACGAATTTTAGCAGCCGTCATTGGTGAAATATTTTCAAAAAGAGAACTATAGACCGCACATCCTTGTTCTGGATGGAAAGGAATTTCATAATTCATTGTAAATACTAAATTTATAACAGAAGCTTTAATAGCTGCATCATCCGTTAAAGTTGTTACATCTCCTGTAACAGGATTAGCATTAAATGCAAGTGATAAATCCGTATATCTAACTGTTGGAGTTATAAAAGGTGTCATCAGTTATATTTATAATACATTTGGAGCCATTTATCCGACATTTATTTTTATCCTCTTCAATTGGCGTCTTATTTGTTTGGATATTTTCTAATGGCATAATCAAGTTTTCTTTTATTTTGAAAATTCTTAGAATGGGAAATTTCACGATTCCATCGTGTTATTAATCCTTGGCAAGTATATCCAATATAAGATTTACCAGTAAGACTCGTATGTTTATAAATGATATACATATAAATATTTATCCACAGAATACGTTGGGACTGGCCTGGTCTGCAAAATCAATTTCAATTGTAGGTGCAGAAGGATATACAATAAAATCTCCATTTCTTCCGGCTGCTAATCCATTAACAAATACAGTTTTAGATCCAAACCCTAATATTGCAATTGGATTTAAAGGATTAGGAATATCCCAATGATCTGTAACTCTATGCCATGGAAGCCCATTGACAAATACACTTGGAGACCCTTGTATATTTGGTTCTGGTGGAAGAGGAAAATTACCCGCAGATATATCACCTAATCGAACTGCACGTTTTATAGTTTGAACTTCAACATATAATGTATTAGATATTTGCATTATGGATCCAAAATATGTACTGGTACATTTCCAATCATATTTATATCCATTGATGGTAAAATACCTTGCAATTCTTCAGGTGAAATAAAAATTGTAGGAATATTAATTCCATTCCAAACTATAATACTAGTAGGTAAAAATCCCCATCCAATACAAGTTAAAGTAACATTTGGTTGAAACTCTGGTAATATATTTGGATAAATAGCAAATAAAACTGGATGATGTTCATCAAGGATTTGAAAAGAACAAATATCTAAAGATTGTGTTTTAATTGTTATGGAAGATTTTTCTACAATTTGTATTTGGCAATTATCATAAAGGTGAAATCTATAAAGAGCTACTAATATTTCATTATATAATTGAGTTATTCTTGTGTTTGATGGTTCAGATACCAAAGTTTCATTATATAATGAAGTTATCCTAGCATCCGATGGTTCAGATACCAAAGTTTCATTATATAATGAAGTTATCCTAGCATCCGATGGTTCAGATACTAATATTTCATTATATAATGCAGTTATTAAAGCGTGTTGTGTTGTACCATATAACGAAGAACTTTCAGAAATTTGGATATCTAAAGTATCAGAATCTAAAATCCTAGAAGTAATATGTATAGAAGAACTTTCAGAAATTTGGATATCTAAAGAATCAAAATCAATTATAGGAAATTCTATAATACGATTTGAACTTTCAGAAATTTGAATAGATAAATTATCTGTATCATTTATTGGATAAATGGGAACAGAACTAGGAATTCTTAAAATATATTTAAGATGAGGTAAATATTGTCCAACATAAGAACCAGAATTAATAATTAAAGTTTTAGTGGCCGTAACCATTAAAACTGTAGATGGAGAATCTGAAGGAAGAGTATTAGTAGAAGGACTCCGATGTAATATTTCTGTTTGTACATCGGTATCGACAATATTTTTTAAAAGAGGTAAATATTGTCCAACATAAGAACCAGAATTAATAATTAAAGTTTTAGTGGCCGTAACCATTAAAACTGTAGATGGAGAATCTGAAGGAAGAGTACTGGTAGATGGATTACGGTAGGTAATTTCTTCGTAAGTACTCAAAATATTTTCTCACTTTTAACTTGTTGCTATCCACATACTACCACGAGCGTAATTTGATGCTCCATTATTATTGTTTGTTAAATTATACCAATTATGGCTATTAAAAGTATCAGTAGCATCAATTGTAAATGCTTCAGCTACATAAATTAAATCGAAAAATTGTCCTTTGAGAGTACCAACATCCGATTGAGAAGTTAAACCAGAAGTTAATAATACATCTGATGTATTAATATCTCCATTAGCCCACAAATATCCTCTTGTTACTAAATTGTAAATACTACCAATTTCTGGAATTACAATTTCTGGCCCACCACCCAATTGACAAAAATTACTACTATTACCACCTTCCAAGAAATTTGTATCCCAAATAACTTCTGTATTTCCATTACTATTCAAATTACCTACTTGAGTTCCTCCACCATATAAATTAACTCCAACTCGAAAACTAGAACGTAAAGAAGTATCTCCATCACTATCAGCATTACTGAGCATGTATCCTACATTAGCTATACCAGTTATAAAACTAGGAACATATAACATACCAGCCATAACAAAATCACGATTTACACCTGCTCCTACAACAAAACATAAAAAATGATATTGTGTTGCTATAATTCCAAAAGTTTTACCAATATTAGGATATAATTCTCCACCATAATTTTGGTTCGTTTGGTTTGAACTTTTAATAGTACCATCTTGGCTTTCTATATGAACTTGAATACAATTATGGACATTATCAATTAAACGTACTCTAATAGGATTTGTGACATTTGTTTGTGTTGTACTTTCTAATAGATAATATTGTGTATTTAATGTATGAGTACCTGATTGAGAACCTGTTGTAGTAATATTACCTCCACCTGGAGAAGAGGCTAAATGGAAAGTATTAGCATCAATATAATTTACATAATAAATAGTATTTACAGATAATCCACTAGGTAAAGTTCCTGAAGTTTGTAATATAATAGCTTCATTACCTAAAAATCCATGAGAATTAAAGGTTACAACTCCAGGATTAGCAATAGAAATTGTAACAATGCCAGTATTTCCTAATCCTTGTCCAGAAGCAATAGCTTTGCTTGTCCATCCTGCACTTATTAAAGCAGCCGCTATATTAACTTGAAAATCAGATTTGACTAATGGAACAAATGTTGTATCAATATAAGTACCACCACTAAATTGTGTTGCCATATTTATCCTTTATGCTGTAAGTTTATAGCCGACTTCTAATGCATTAACGGCTGCTGGAGTCCAAGGAGCATCGGTTGCTGGATCTACTTCCATATAATTAGAAAATGATTGGTATGTAGAAAGTAAAACATTATCATTAAATTGGTCTACAGTCATCCCAGATGTAACTATATTGGCAACATCTCTTTCTCCTACATCATCTTTTCTAGCAATAATAGTTGTTTTAGTTGCCTGAATTTCATTACCTTTAAAAGATTGACTTTCATAACTTCCTAATGTTAACATATTAAAATAATCAGTATCACCACTTGTTGCTGAATAATTATAAGTAACATCACCATCATTAGTTTGCAAATTTTGCCAATTACCAGCAGTACCATTACTTAAAAATTGAACCGAAACATTAGAAGCTGGAACAGTAGTTAATACTTTTTGTTCTCCAAGAAATCCATTATTATAAGATCCAGAAGTATTTAAAATATAAAGATCATCCAAAAAAACACTAGCTCCATAACTATATATTTGCACTCTATTTGTATTGGCATTTGTTGATAAAGGATTCATGGTATTTACACCAGATCCTGATAAAATAGTTTGTTGTCCTAATCTAACTTCAAAAGAACCATTTACTCCTATAGTAGCAGAAAATTCAATATATTGCCACGCATTAACAACCATAATATTAATAGATGTTTTTGCTAATAATACAGGACTATAAATGCCAGTTCCATTATGATTTCCACTATAAACTGCTAAACTCCCATCATATAAAAATCTTAAATAAATTTGTTCATAATTATCATCATCCCAAAATGTAATTAAACCTTGAGTATCAGCTTCTAATGGATAACCATTATTTGGATAAACTGCTAATCCAACAATACGAGGACCAGATATTCTTGAAAGTGTTTTATATGCTTGAAAATTATAAGTACTATATCCTCCAAATCTACCTGTCTCACTATTTCCGGTAGGTATAGGATATGAATCGAATTCTCCAAGATTTACAAAAATAGGAGCAACTAATGTATCAAATCCGGTGTAAAGTTCTATCATTTATATTTCCTTTAAGGGGTGCTAAATGTTAATGTAACTGATAAAACCCAAATTTGTGTATTTGGTTTGGTACCTAAATTTTCTACTTTTCGATTTAATGCTGTTCCGGCTGTACCATTAGAACCATTTAAAACTACCCATTCATTCCAATCATAATTTGCAGCATTTGTTCCAAATGTTGCTTCAAATGTAATAGAAGGTGTAGAAATAGTAGGATATCCTATATCCATTGGAAGATATGTTTTATTAGATGATGCTTGTAAATCTGTTTGAGATACATTAAAACCCGCAGTCCCATCTCCTATTCCAATATATGCATGAGTATTATCATATGCAGGACTACCTAAACCTGTTGCTAACCCGGCTAAAGCGGAAACACCTGAATTCAAAAGTGGCATAATTTTTCTTTCTCCGTAATTCTATCTATTATTTTTCCATCTTCTAATAAAATTATTTCCATTAATTCACCATTAGAAGCATCAAATTTTTTTAAAGTGAGAATTTCTTTTACTTTTAATTTTGAAAATTCAACCATATAATATTTATTCTACTTTAGGTTCTGTTGCATGGATTACTGTAGCTCCAGTAGATTTTTGAGTATTAAGCCAAATAAAAGGAGCATCCATATTTATAGAAGTTCCAGAAATTAAGTTAATAGCTTGTAATGATTGTAATGTTACAGTATTACCTGAACTAATGTTCACGTTACGTGAACCTAATACATTTATATCTGCACAAGCTTCCACATTTACATTTCCACCAGCTTTAATATTTGCATCACCTTGAACTGTAATATAAGCGGCTCCACGATCTGCTTTAATATTAATATTTCCAACAACTTCAATATTCCAATCTCCACCAACCAAAAGATTATAATCTTTATTTACAGTTTCATTCTTTTGATTCATAATGAGGATATTATGTCCTCGCATAACAATCTCATATCCATCACCCACCACTTTATCAATTTTAGTTCCATCAGTCAGATATTCTTTAAAAGATCCTGAACGATCAATATCTAACTGACCTTCAAAATTAGGAGTATCATCTATAATTTTAACATGACCTGATTCACTTTGAGTGACATGGACATATGGATAAACACCATTATAATAAAGTGGAGGTTCTGCCCAAGTACCTCCAAAAGCAATTGGTACTTCTGATACTATTATATTTTTTAGGACATTTAATATAGTTTTATCTATTTTTTCATTTCGTGCAATTCTATTTGTATCAGATTCATTTAAGAAATCTGTTTGAGGATATTGTGGCCCTTGAATTCCATTAATTAAATGGGCACCTGTTCCATCTTTAGAATAAGAACGAAAAGCAATTTGACGTGGTGCACCTGCTAATGTTTCAATTAATTTTGGATCATTACGTGGATCATTAAACCCTTTTGTAGGATCTGGAGCTAATTGAGGAATACCACCTATTGATCCAAAAATAACAGCTTCTTGCATTGCAGGACCATCACGGAAAAATCCTACTACCCAAGTACCTGGAACTAATCCTAAAGGAACTTCACCAATCCCATTTATTGAAGCTGAAGTAATTGGTAATAAAACATATGCCCATTGCAATTGATCTGTTGAAATATATGTTTTATCGGGAGTATGACATCCTAAAATTCTTACTCTTACTTTTCCTAACTTATTTGGGTCCATTCTATCTTCAACAACTCCCATAAACCAAATCATACCTTCATGACCCATATAAAATGTTTCTTTTGCCATATTATATACCTAAGATTCCAGATGTAACTGAAGATTTTAATTGTGTAATAATTTGTGTTGGATTTTGAATTACAGAATTTGGAGTAAAATTTGTAGAAAATGCAACAGGAGGAAGACAATTAACTGTAACCATAATTTCAGGAGTTAAAGAAATTGCTGGTATAGCTGGTATTGCCAATTTGACCAATCCTGCTAAAGCAGAAAATAAATTAGGAATTGGTGGTAAAGAAGGAATACCAGGTAAGGCAGGAAGCCCTAAACATTTAACTGTAGAAGAATTTGAATATGCTTGTAATGCAGCTAAAACCGGTAATTCAGGGAGATTTGGTTGTGGTGTAAGTGGTACTCCAGGAATTAGAGGTAATGGTAGAGAATTAATTGATCCCATACCTATATTTATGGTAAAATTTTTACATATGAAACTGCAAATAATCCATCAGAACTTGTGATAATAGCTCCTGGTTGTTGAAGATTTTCAGCACACCATTCTCTTAATTCTCTGGAATTTTTCTTTTCAGTTACAAGTTTACCTAAATATTTAAATTTCTCAATAGCTGTAGATCTATCAGAAGATCTAACAACTTGTTTAATCATTCTCCCACCATTAGCAGGAAGATATACATTAAGGATAATTTGATATTCAATTAATGAATCATTGTTCATGGTTTTTTAATATTTCATCTGTAATTTTATTCAATTTTTTTAATGCATTAATAACCATAATATTATGATATTGTTGTATTGTATGTAAAAAGAAGGCAATAGGAATTGAAAAAGGACTATAAAAAAGAGCAATTGGTTCTAATCCATTTGGAAAAGTAGTTTGAGTTGTTAATTTCAAAATATGTATCCAATTAATTTGAGGAAAACATATAAAGAAAGTTATTATAGTTTTAAATATTTTTGAAACAATTTTATACATAAAATATTGCCTTTTTATCTACCATTCCATTTTTTAAGGTTATTTGATTAGGTAATTTATCCCACTGTTCTTTAGTAAATACTTTTCCTATAAATTCATGATTATTATATGAAATATAATTATCATATTGTTCTGGATAAATGGCTGTTTTATAATGGCAATTAACTAATGGACCATCCCGCCCAGGATTATATTCATCCCAATGAAGTTTCCTGGGCGGGATTTTGCATACGCCGACTTTAAGAGGTAAAATTAAAGGCATTTAAAATGAACTAACAGGAATAAATTGGAAATTCACATTAAAGAACATTTCAAGTCCTGATAAAACATTATATGTTGTTGATACAACCAATAACCCAGTTTGATTTAATAAAGCAACATCATTTAAAAGGAATGAAGTATGCCCTTTAGCTGCAAGTGTTAAAGATTTTGTTTCTAATATAGTACCATCAATTCCATAATAAGTCAATGATATATTAGATGAATAATTTAATGAATTTCGTAATGCTAATCCAGTTTGGCGACCATTTGTATTATCATACCAGAAATTCAAAGTTTTATTCAATGTAGATGGTGTATAAGCTGAATCATATGGAACAGAATTCAGAGTTTCATATATAACTGTTAAACCAACTGTAGGACTTCCAACTTCAGGAGTAATTTCAGCCGATCCAGTTAATGTATTTGGATTTGTTGGATCTTCTAAAATAACATTAGTTGTAGAAAATGCTTGGATAGGAACTGTTACTTTAAATTCTGGATTAGTATAATCACGGAGTTTAAAGAGAGAAGAATATCCAGCTTCATTATAGAAATTTATATCTACCAAGCTTATAGTAGATGTTGGATTTGTGAGTTGGAAAATAGTACGCCATCCATAACCTGAAGTTAAATGAGGAACAACTAATGTATTAGATTGAGGAAAATCATTTAATCCACAAGCTACAGTTAAATTGATAGTAAATCCCCCTTGTTGTGTATTTTGAGGAGTAGTTATATCATTTATTTCAATTGGAACTGTATATGTTGCTGGTGCTAAATTATTAGCATTAACTTCAATATCAAATACTGCGCTTTGCCCCGGTTCTAAAGATCCAGGATTTGTAGAACCCGGCGTAACTGGTACAACAGAATATGCAGGATTATATCCAGCTATAATTTGATATGCATGATAACTAACAGTTGTTGCTGGTAAAGAAACTGTCAATTGTGAAATGACTTGTATTCCACCAGCACAAGGATCTGCGGTTGCATTAACCGTTGTTGGTGAAAATGTAAACGGATATGATTGTGCGAATAATCCCATTGCAAAAGCAAGGAATAATAAAATCGTCTTCATTTTATTTTAATACCTCTGTTCTTAATTCAGTTAATATATTACAAAATTCTCTTTCTGTTAAAACGGTTTCTTCTTCTCGATTGGATCCAAGAGAATGAGAATAAACAGCATTTTTGGAAGCAACCAAAGCACGCCGAAAGGATTCTGATTGATTAAACATTTCACGATAGGCT